CATCAGTGTTAGTGGATGTGGCGGTAAGTATAGACGTAGTATAGCCTTTAAATGTAAGTAACCATGTTCCACTAACCGGTGCTTCAGAAAATGATATGAGTTGTATTTGATCAGATCCGCTGGTCGTAGTAACATCCGTATCTGTCTCGTAAATACTATCAGTGTCTGTTGGTTTTATTTTTGTACCGCTGGGTATCAATACCCCAACATCCCCCCAGAATGCTTGATCTGTTACTCTGGAATATGTGGCACCTTGCCTCACAAGACCAGTTAACGCAAGACACATATCTAGTGCAGCACCTGTAGCTGTTGCAGGTGATGTTGATTTGTGGATTTGCTCGATCAACTCCCAAATAGCTAATTCTCGCTCAGCAGCTATGGCTATATTTTGCCCAAAATTTGACTCGGGGTTTAGGTTAGATGAGGGGCCCCACTGGGCTACTATTGCTTCTTCTTTCTCTTGTATTATGGTTGGAAGGTCTTTGGTTACCAATCCGTTGTCTGTAAGTCCATAGTCTGCCATTACGCCACCTCGGTTTCCAATATAGTCTCACCTGAAACAGTAGTAACTTCGAACGTTATGTCTGACGTCCTGTTCTTGCTGTCAAAAGATAAACTAAATTTGTTTAGTCTAGCGACACCCTGTGTCTCTAGTATAGTTTTTTTGAATAGTGTTGCGACTATGTTGGAGTTTGGGTTCTTCTCCAAGATTATTTCGAAATAAGGTAATCCGATCGTTCTATCTAGAAACCACTCACCTTTTAACGTTCGCAGTCGTTGCTTTATGTTTTGGGCTATGCCTTCGGCTTCTGTTCGTGTGATAACTAAATCACCGTTTACTATAACGAAGTTTCTATCCTCATCAGTTAAGATATCGGTCATAATACCTTACCTTTGTTTGACTGTGTCCCTGTTCCAGACCCTGTACCTGTTTGGGCTGCAGCTGAACCTGCTGTGGCCACAGCAGTAGTAACCGTAGTCGCCACACCGATTACATCCATATTGGACTGTAAGTAGCTAATTATCTCGGCCCAATCTTTTTCGAGATTCTCTAGAGTGCTGTTATACACATCAGCATTATATTTGTCACCATCGGCCGTTGGTACGTCGAATAGACCGCGGGACTTCATCCCGTCAGCTAATTTTTTTGCTATGTCTGTGGCAACCATCGCCATAGTATTATCCTTTTATTAGGCCTAGCACTGTCTGAATTCTCTGTAACTCTAGTTTGGTCGCAGGGTCTAAGGGTGCCGGTCCATTGGGAGCAACCCCGTAGGCCAACAACAATTGACTCAGAAGATCATTCAATAAAGATAGTACTTCACCCGCGCTGTTGCCTATAGTTATTTTGTCAGTGATAGTTACTTTACCACCTTTATCTGAAGATATGGTGTGACCATCAGGTTTTAAGTCGTGTCGGGTGCCCTCATGCCGAACAACGACGCTATTATTGTCCTCGGGGATTGCCTTGTTTGTTGGATATAACCCGGGGAAGAACACTGCATCACTTAGATCGAACATACGTAAGGATGTCATATCCTTTACGCCTCCAGATCCTATCCATTGATCCATAGTTCTTTGGCTGAATTTTATCCAACCAGTGTCTCCTTTTTTAATAGGTATTGCAACATAAGAGTTTCCGTTATTACTACGATACTGCTCAACTGGTACATTCTGTAGGGGAGGTATACTTACCTGTTCACCATCGTCAAACAACTGTTTTATTTCTACTTGAACCTCGGCCAACCCCGTCTTATCGTCGTATTTTAATATAGACCCAGGTATGCCCGTATTCACTGCAGCGAGCCTCTGAGATATTACATAATGTACGCCCTCGGGTAGTGACGGCTTATGGTTTGTGCGTGATATCATACCTTCTTTATCTCCGTATCTTTAACCGCTGTGCATGCTGCAGACCAGCTGTCACCTCTTGTGTCCCCTTTTTTATGAACTTTCTGGAGTATGAAAATACCATTGTATTTTGTAAAATCTGTAAGTAATTCAACCCCTGACGATGGCACGAGCCCCTGCTGAAGTAGTACTTCAAACTCGACACCATCCTTGGTTTTAGTTGGTGATCCTATCATACCTGTATTCGCAGATATTACCGGTATATCGTTAGGGTTTATCATTGACCCCGCAGGTTTAACGTAAGCCACACCGTTCTGTATAGTGTACTCTAGGTTTTGTCCCGGTAGTGCTCCAAGTAGTTTATTCATCACTACGTCTGTAGCACCAACTAAGGTAATACCATTCTGGGATACCTCTTTTTTCACATCAGTTACCACTCCGGATATAGTGTCCCCTAATCCTTTGAGTGTGTCTTTAATCATTTCAACATAATCTGTCTTGGGTGCGTAGCTTTTGCTATGTTTTTTCTTTGACGCTTTTAGTCCGTCGTATGATTTAAACGAGGTTACGTAGTCCTGACCATCCCACATATTCTCTGCCTGTTTTGCATCACCTTTGAATTGTAGAACGTTATCCCCAGAATACCCGGTGTATAGTTCCACATAAATGTCTTCAACTTTATCCGCATCATCTATGAGGTTTCTAGTGCTTTCTTCGAGATTGTACACAGCTATGGTTGCTTTGTTTTTGTCGATGATCGATGATACTATGTCGAAGGTTATCTTTGGTATAGCTCCACCTTCTCTGTATATCTTCTCTGTATCAATAACAGTCTCTTCCTTACCCTTCACCCCGAACTTGAGTAATGCCGAGCGTCGCCATAAGTCCATAACTAAACCTCATAGTATAGTATAACAACATCTTTCGAGAAACTGTCCCGCGTTGCTTCTACTTTTGGGTTAACATTATTGATACATAGCATCAGACCCTGAGGCACAGGGTACGACCTATATTGGTCCAATAAATCCCTATTTACTCGTACAGGTATTCCGGAAAGTATGGGTTGTTTGGTGTCATCAGCTATAGACATATACCAATCGGCTGATCTAAAGTTGTATCTAAACGTGAACACATACTCAACCCCATCAAGGGTTGTTATGAATTCGTAATGCGCTTTGTCATTAGATATAGGTAATACTAGTACTGCCATTAGTCTATCACCTTAATGAGCTTAGCTATATCGTATGCTGTCGACGAGTTTTTAGCTTTTTCTACTTGGTTAACATTTGCCGGTTTTGCTGCAACTTTACCCGCACTAACTTTCTTGGTGGCCTTCCCGTTAATCTCGTCGGTTTTACCTTTTGGTTCAAGTGTACTTTGTGCTGTAGTAAACACCGGTCTTTCTTCAAAAACAAGATCTGCCGTAAGTGAATTCATTGTTTCAGAGTTTTTTCTTACTGTTATGTCTTTAAGTCCCATATCTATGTATGACCTGAACGGTGTAACGATAAGTAGGCGGGTTCCATTCACTTGAGCATTTCTAAGAGTTTCGAAGGCTATTTGGTCACGCCTACCTGCACTATCCCCTTGGTCCATTGCAAGAGTGGCAAGGAAATCACCTATAGCTGCACCTCTATTCTGGGATACCACGTAGTTTCCTTCAATAAACTGAACCTCCCCTGTTGCTTGGTTCACCACTACTTGGTCTTCACTCGCCAACCCATAACCTACGAGACCAGCCGTTAGGCCAGCACCCACTTGGGCAAACTTAGTAGCAAAGTCCTCTAGAGTGAATTGCTCAATAGGATTATTAGATATTACAATACTTAAACTAACAACTACCGGATCGATTATTTGGTGATCCGTTATCGTCGCCCCTCTCTCTGTAGGGTTTTTTGAGAACTGGGATGTAAATGTCCCAACCTCTTCTACCGTAGCGTCAAACACAACCAGAAACTTACCAGCTTCATCATACAAAGCTGTCCTGGTTATCTCGTCTACATCAAATAGTGATGAGGTGGTTTGCCGAGAATCTAATTGCCCTACATTCGTTCTTGGTGTTGTCATTAGTTACCTGTTGGCGATACTGCATAGTTTGATGTGTTGTCATACAGCTCACTGTAAACTGTTCCGGATAATACTGACTTAACAGCTATGGCGGTAGCTTGTGCGTCTTTAGATCCGTCTATGTTTATATTTATGTCCTGTTTAAGTACAGTGCCCACCCCTTGTTGGTTGGTGGGTACGTGCTTAACCTTGTGGGTTGGATTATAGTTGCCCATCATGTATGAGCCCATCGGTAGGGTGCGGGATGATACTGGATTCCTAAGTATTTCATCCACACCGTCTTTAAAGGTAGCCGAGTATCCTCCGAAAACTTTATCCAGTAATCTACCTATTTTGTTTAGTATTTCCTCCAAGGATATTAGGTCATCAAACCACGTACCCAGTAGAGAGTTATCACCTTTTATGAATTTCTGAATATCTTCCAGCAATAATGCGAATAGTATAACTGCTGCACCAATAAGTAGTGGCCAGAACCCTATAACCGCGTCCATTATACTGCCTGCCACAATAGCTGCGCTTATCATACTAACCAGGCCGGCAAGTGCCATGGTTGCTCCCCCTATCATACTGGCTAGACGGAACCCCACTATCAGTACAAAGAGTGCAACAATACGGTTTAACGTTTTCTCCCACCCGCCCATTGATTTTACGAGTTGGTCCATCCCCTTAATCATAGAATACGTAAATATGGCTACTCGCTTGATGACACCCAGTAAAGTCTTTAGGAAATCTACAAATTTACCCTGTATAACCATTCGGTGAGCTTTTATCCACTCAGTTATAATTGATAAATATTTTTCGGCTTCAGGTAGTAGTTCTTGGCCAATATCTCTGGCGATAAACTGTAACCATATCAAAAAGTTAGACAGCAGAACGGGCCATGCCTGTGCTTGTTTAAGCATGAGGTTATCGAACCTACCCCCAGCGGTAGTCATAGCCTTAAACGCTTGCTCAACCTGTTCGAATGATATCTCTCTATTCGATGCCATTTCCTGAATGGCTGACTCGTTTACCCCAAGTTGTTTTGCCAGTTGTTCTATTATGGGTACGCTCTGACGAGCAAAGTCACGAAGCTCGGTGCCCATCAAAATACCCCGAGTCTTTACTTGTCCGTAGTTGAGTGCCAACATACCTAGAGGCCTATTTATTCCAGCAGCTACGTTACCTAGTGCTTCCATCGTAGATTTAACTTTATCCGCCTCGATACCCATACCTAGAAGCATGGCGCCATTGTCCTCAACATCCTTAATACCAAAAGGTGTTACAAGTGCAAAATCATGCAGCTCAGCTAGTAGATCTCTACCTCTTTCGACACTACCTGTCATAGTTTCGAAGGCTATCTGGGTCTTGTTGAACTGCCCAGCTTCGTTTAAGAATAAACCGAGACCGCCCGTAGCAGCAGCGAGACCCACTGTCATTCTACGGGTGTCTCTTACGAGCCCATCAAAAGATGAGCCCATTTGGTTTAACCCGTTACGTCGTAGTCCATCCATCCTACGTTCTATAGTGGCTAGATGTTTATCCACGGCCTTTATTGGAGCAGAGTTGACTGCAAATGAGATCTGTACAACCATCTCCCTTATTACATCAGTCATTGTGTCTACTCCTTTTGTTGTGCATAGAACGACTCAACATCCTCGCACATATCTAAATAATCAATTGTATCCATAATGTCTTTTAGACTCCAGTGTTCCTCGATGTCTCTAAGACTACCCATACCTGCTTTCATTATCCGTCTACTGTATGGGTCAATATGATCTAGGGAACCATCGGGAATCCTATACTCGGAACCTGTACCTGAGCTTTTTCTTCCTCCGACCCTAGGGTACGGAGTCCAGCGAAAAAATCAGCATATTGTAGCCGCAACACCTCCTTCATTAATTTAAAGAAGTGTAACATACCTGGGGTATCTTCTAGGTGTTTATCTAGATCGGATTCATTCCCCAGATTCAGTGTCATACTTTTCTTGGGTCTGCAGTCCGATAGGAGTTTTCTGCAGATATTCATCAACTGGTCCTCATCTATTCGATCAACGACTGACTCGATAATATCACCCATGTTCATGGAGCCGAGCTCCCCTGCGATGTTTTTAGCTTCTTGCAGGTTTGCTGGGTTTGTTCCATATAGCTTTGCAGCAACCGGTCCAAAAATCTTAACCAGTTTGCAGAAAGTTAGTGTTGCTTTCGTGGGAGAGATCTGACGGTATGTATATTCAACACCGTCGACCTCTATATCCATTCTATCACGTGCCATTGCTGTAGCCCTTTTATTTTTTGGTTAATTGCCACCTGTGATGTTTATATCCTCAGGACCGATAAGTTCCCATGTTCTGGTCCCCGCTTCAGTTTGAGAAAATTCAGCATCTGGTGGTTTGATAATTGTAGCTCGTGAACAAGCATATGAAGATGCTCCGTTAGGATCAACTATCGCAATGTTTGTTGTAGCTTTTCTATCTGTTTTTGTTAGCTCATACAGTGACAAGTTACCTTCGTTGGTCTGTGGCAACTCTAGGGTATACTTGACGAGCTTACTTCCATTAAGTGTGCGGGTGGCCTCTCCCCCCGAACCACTAGTGAAACTCCACATTTCGTCTACTTTTGCTACTGTTAATTTTACCCAGTTATCTATGATTATTGCACCTACTACAACAACCATCTCTCCTGGGATATAGTCCTTCAAACCCATCTAATCCTCCTTATGAATAAACTTTTCCGCGAACACTAATGAAGTTGATCGCACCTTGTAATTCTGCATCAAATACAGTACCTAAGAATTGTCTGTTTGCTTTTTCGCCAACAGGTACATTTTCCACCTTGCCTACATCGACATTGATGCTTGACTCAACATACAGATTTATGGGGTTATTTGCTTTGCTGTACAAAACACCCTGGATCTGGCTACCTAGTGACTGCATCCCTGCTTGTGTGAATCTGACCACATCTGTGGCAAGGAACACACTAAGACAATTCTCCTGCATCTCAGCTTCCGTTGCATGTATACCGCGAATAATATCAACAAACTCTCCTCCACATGTTTTACCTTCTGATGAGGTAAACACTCTTCCGTTAATCTCTTCAAGAAAGTTGAAGTTATTTGCACGTAGGTTGATAAATTGTGTATCAGTAAAGTTATCTGGTAATGCCCCCACAATGGGTTTAAACTTCCAGTTTGTTGATCCAGCCGGTTTTGGTAATTGTCCACCAGCGAGTCCAGCCTCTGGGTACAACTCGTGGTTGGCTGACCATACGCCTAAAGTTAAGTTATTATTGAGAAGCCTTAGAGTTTCCCCAATATTTCCCGCAGTATTACTAAGGGACTCTGCTTGATTAGTCGACCACAGGTGTAGTTTTGTTCTGGCTAAAGAGACAGTAGCCATTTCAGTGATGTCTGATATCTGGTCGTCAATGTTACCACGTTTGGTATGCATGATTGCATAAAAGTCTCTAGTTTCCCCCATTATCGCCGATACTGCGTCCGCAATAGTTTCAGCATTAGTTACCGAGTCTTCAGAAACCGTGATTGTACCCCCAACACTGTCGGTTGACTCGAGTATAAGGAAAGAGTCTTCTGCCGTTGCTGATGATACCGTAATCACCCCAACACTAGCTACCGCATTAAATCGGGGGTCTGCATCAATCAATGCCGCAAGACCTGCTGCTACTGTGGTGGGTGATGGTGTCGCTCCTGCTACATACTCAAAGCTTGTTCTGCCCACGGATAGTATAAATGTTTCATCCTCAAGGATTGTTCCACCAATAGTAATATCATTAGCCTGAGCTACTGTTCCTACGCGTCGTCCTATCACGATTTTAAGTGGGGATAGTTCCTGTCCGAATAGCATTGATGCCATTAGGTACTCTTCGGAAGTAGTTGAGAAATCTTCACCCACTCCATCAATATCGAAATACGATGCGGATCGAAATACTAGTGTGGAAGAAATGCCAAGTATCAGAGGAACCCCGAAACCTGCCCGGGTTATCCGAGGATTTGAGATCGAAATCTGAATGTCGGCAATTTGTTTAATATCTGACATTATTGTTCTCCTGTATTATAAAATACCTTTGGTTTTGTGTACACGCACTCTCGAAGCATTGTCACCGAGTGATCCATTTGCTTCGAAAAATTCTATCGATCCAATGTTCACATCTTTCTCTATCGAAATATAAGAAAAAAATAAATCAATATGGGACCTTAAATTGTATCTTGTCTCATCAAATTCGGAAAAGTCAGAAACGGCACCCTCCCCTAGAAAGCTTAACCCTACTGCCTTTAGACGCTTTCTGTAACTCTCTATGCGAAGAAGTTGGGACAGTTTCAGAGCTTTTAGCAGGTGTGCATTGTTAGTGTATATGTTTACGGATATGGTAAAATTAAAAGCCATAGCCACATCAAACAATCCAGCAGTTTCTTCACTTGCTATGTATTCAATTCCACCCCTACCTGTTGGTCCAGATACGAATGATAGCACAGCGAAGTCTTTATTTTTTGGTTTGACTGAGGCAGTATCACTTACGAAGGCATCCTGCATATCCCACATAACCTCAGCAGAGCCAGTTATGTCTTTGACCACAAGAGAAAGTTCTCCTTCCATCACAGGATCTAGTCTGTATTTATCCCCCATCAGCTTATCTCCTGTCTATCTTTTATTCTTCGAACCATCGCTCTGTAATTTACTGACTTTAGTTGTGTGGACACTGTCCAGTCATCCACATCCAATACCTCATAATCTTCGGCTTCGTCATCAAATACTACTCGATCTTTTCGTAGTACCTTATCATGTGAGAATATTTTCCAAGACTTATTTATATGGTCGTAATCACCTTCCTGTCTTACTTGCTCACCCACCGCCTGTAGCATCCCACTTTGTGTCTGGCCTGGTTGTTTGCTGACACTTATTCTAAAAGCTTGGTAATCTGGTCCCTCTACTCTATATCCGGAACTATCATATTCTCCAAGTCTCTCATTTTTTCGTTTAACTGTAATGTCTTCAGATCTCATCAACCTAATTGAGGGTTGGTAAACAACTACTTTATCAAAAGTTGCTCCTATCTTTTGGTCAGATAAAACATTAACTAGTGTATATGTAGGATCTGTACTAACCAAAACATCGTCTAATAGCCACCCAGTAAATACATATCCGGAGCTAGCTAATATGGTGAATCCCACGTCAGATCCTTCATCAACAACCAACTTCCCGCCAGGTGATATTATTCCAAAGATATTGTCCTCTACCCAAACGTCGTAGGTTGGTTGAGACACTTCTGTATAGGTTACTTCTATATTGTAATTGGAGTACACGTAAACAAAGTAGTGTTCTGTCACAGGGCCGATAGATGTTCCGTCTATTATTACGTCAGATACTTCCCAACCAGAGTCTGGTGTTAAAGTTACCAGTAATGACCCACCTTCATCCACTATTTTCGGCATAGCAGGGCTTACAGAGCCGTTTCCGGTTATTGTCGCTGTTATGGTATAGGTTGCCATTATAATCTACTCCTGTGTAGTGCATATCGGATATTTCTGTGTAGTCTTCCGTTTTCCACTAGTGGGTTATTAAACCCTTTTCTTCTTATTGTTCTAGCCGCATTAGCCGGGTTTCTCATTCTTACTATTTTTGTACGTATATCCTTCTGCATTACTTTACCTGCTCTAAGTAATACACTTGTGGAGAAAGCACTGTGTAGACTGGTGCTTGCCATATTTCTTCTGATACCATTGAACCAGTGTCGGTTTCTTTCGTCAAACGTAGATCTCTCGAATGATCTTTCTGGGGTGGTGCCTAGCCCAAATTCGTCTATTGCTGCCACTT